TCATGTTCTTTTTGCGTTCACCCCGCGAGGTTCACGCGAACCTGAGGGAACTTCGTACATTCCCATCTCCAAAGCACTCGCAGCGCGCCGCAAATGATCCGGTGAATATTTAGCATATACCCTATAGGTGATGCTAGGTGTCGAGTGCCCGAGATATTGTGCTATCTCGGTCATAGGCACTCCAGCCTCAGCCATCCAGACGGCGGCAGTATGTCTGAATACGTGAGGTGACACGTCTTGCAGTTTGGCAACTCGCGCAGCTGTGCCGATGCTTTTCTTAATCGACCTCACCCGCTCACCACCCCATTCGACAACATAATCAGTCATCGCTCCGGCTTTCGCTTCCTGCAATGCCGCTAAGAGCGTGTCGTTGATCGGCACTGTCGCGCGACCTTTGCGCCTTCCTTTCAGCTCAGGATCTGTCAACGTGATCAGGCGGCGGTGCATATCAACCCGATCCCATGTCAATTCTAATAGCGCCGTTATGCGCGCAGCTGTACCAAGCATCAAATGCATGGCAAGTTTGACGTGGGGCAGAGATGCTGCCGCAAACATCCTCTGCGCTTCCATGCGCGTCAAATGTCTGTCTTTCGGTGCTGGCTTCTGTGGCTTCTCAATATGAGGTGCAATATCGATCAGGCGCGATTTCTGCGCCCAGACCAAGACCGAACGCAAATGGCCCAACTCGGTATGAATAGCACCGTCTGAACGGCCATCCTTCCTCCTCAAAGCGATATATGTCAGACACTCAGCCTTGGTGATTGCTTCCCCATCTCGATGCCCGAAATGAGGAATCAGCGCCTTGCCGGTATATTTCATGGTTGTTGCAACCGGCTTTTCTTTTTTGTCGATCCGGTAAGCTTCCCAAAGGTCTGCGACGGTTCTGCCTGACGGCCTTGTCAGCTCCGCGTAGAGGGCTGGCGCAATGCGGTGAGCCTCGCGCGCGTCAGCGGTGTTGAGCGTATGGCGTCGGCGTTTACCATCCTGCTCGTAGGTGAGGGCATATTGTCCTCGAAGCTTGGTAATTCGCCATTCTGACATTCGAACCTCTCAACGTCGCTTGCTTTAATTCTCAATAGTTTCCCGCCAAGTCGGAAGCAGCCTAAGCGTCCGTCTTTGATCAGGTTTCGGATATGTCGTTCGGAACACGCCCACCGTCTGGCGAGCGAGGCTGGCGTAAATAGCGCCTCCATTATTCACCTCTTCCATGGTTTGAAAAGTGATTTGTTTCCGTTTCGTTCACGGTATAAGACAGCCAGCCTTGGAGGCTGGTATGAGCGATTACATCACGAACGCAACGCTTGGTGATTGTCTGAAGTGCGGTGAGTACATCACGGCGCACTGTCTGGCGTGTAATCACTGTGCTGATCTGGATATGCAGGCACTTACTGACAAACTCGGTCCAGAGCACGGCGCACTGTTTAAGGACATCGCGCATTTGCTTCGGTGTACGAGCTGCGACAGTAAGCGCATATATCTCACCTATTCCAATCTCAGCACGAAGCGAACCGGACTTTCCAAAAATCCTTGGAGCGGGAGGTAACATCACTTCCCCCTTTCTTGCAGTGCGGTGCGGACAACATCGACAAGCGGATGCTGAATGTAAGACGGGAAGGTAATGCGCCTGTTCCGGTTCATCCCTCTCAGGCGGCTTAAGACAAGCCCGCTCCAATACGTGTCCTGTTTCAAGCTTTCGGCGGTGCTTTCCAGCGACACGGGCAGGCGTTCAAGCCTTTTCTCATAGCCAACGGTATTCTGGTAAGGGCGCCATATCTGCTCAAGCGCAAACTTCTCAAGATCGGTGATACGCATCTACTCACCGCCTTTCAGGGCTTGGCGACCTGACCTTGTGATTGATAGAAGCCCTCTACCCATACGGATATTCGACCATTTCGCCAGCCGCAGCTTTACAAGCTGCGCAGGCAATTCTTCGCCATACGTGAAGAATTCAGACCTATCCTGTAATGACTTCAAGAGCTTCTTTTGTGCGACAGTCAACTTCATTCGCTCTGCTCCCCTAGTGGGCTGTTTTCGCGTCCGCGAACAACGATCTGCGACTTAGTGCGATAGATATAGAGCGGACAGGATAGGTCAGTGTTCGAGTATGCCACGCCGTTACGAATGCCCATTCGGCCCGGGTACTGCCTGACAAAATGCACTGCCAGATGAGCGGCACGTGACAAGTTGTGCTCGTCTACATTCACAAGCTTAATCGTTGCCATTGGATACCTCCTTTGCACGCAAGAGGGCAGTAATCCTGTTGTGGGTATCAAGGGCTGAAAAGATTTGATCACCGCGAGAGCAACATTGTTCTGGCTTCACGAAACAGGAAATGATTGCGCCAGCGTCCAATAGCGTGGCTTTCATTTCTTTGTATTCTTCACGATCATTGTGCCGTGCCGCGTTTATGGCTTCTGCAACAGCTTCCTGAGTGTCGAGGTCGATACCGATGTAATTGCAGAAGTTCACCCAATCATCGCTCATGCTGTCGGCGCGCTGCTTCTCGTCCTGATACATGCGCAGAAGCTCAGCTTCCCTATCAGGCCCGTCCAGCTTGGATAGTCTGTCAATGAGGGTCATGGCAGTAGTCCTTCAAAGCCGTTTGTTAGCCACCAGATGATTACGGCCACGGCGATCAAAGCTAAGTTCAAAACAGGGTGCTTCATGGCTTGGCCTCCAAGGCGGCGAGGGCTTTGCGCACTGTTCCGACCGTTACCGCTGGTTCATGTGTATGCGGATTGAACATTAAAACGTGTTCATCGGGTATGTGTGCTAAACTGCCTTTTGGTGCGTTGGATATCCCTATCTCCGCAATCGGACGTAAGAGTTCATGTGCCGCCGCGAGTTGGGTTTCGAGGGCTTCGGCGCGTTCTTGGATGACATTGCGGTCGTCAATAAGACCTTTGATATAATCTTCAACGCCAACCGCTTTCGCAGTCAGCGCCGCGTTGTCGGCTTGGAGAGTGGATACTCTCTTTTCGTAATGACGGGCAGTCTCCACAAGTTGCGCATCCTTCGCCGCAATGATGGCCTCGGCCTGCGAGCGGGTGACTAGTTCTTCCGGCTTAATTCCGCTAGATACGCTTGGCGGGACAAATTCGACCGATTTTATAAGCCCAATTTGCCAGAAAAAAGCTTTTGTATCCGACCCCTCGACCGGCGCGGCGGGGCGGGTGTTCTCTTCCTTCATATGAGATTTGGCGTAAGCCTTTACGTGTACCTCATGAGTTTGTGCGCTCATAAGATGATAAAACTCGTATAGCTCTTCAGGCAGTGGCTTAAGCGTCTGCATCGCTGCCTCCATCTGTAAGAGACACCGTGATAGATGTCTCAATTCTCATCGGTAGCGCTTTGATGATGCGATATGGTCGGGCGTCAGACGCGCGGCGAAACTTCACCCAATTCGCAACGTCATCTACGGTTGCAAACGGGATGTATTCGACTGATTTGATTTCTTCCGTGTAAGCCGGGTAGCCATGGCCTGGGTGTGTACGGCTACGTTCGTCGCCCTCGTGATGGACGCGTGTTGTCGTGGTGACAATGACTGCGAAATGCTCCCGCTGTAGAAGCTCGTGTTCCTTACTCATTCCGGCGATAACAAGATTAATCACGTCCTGCGGCAACCACCCATCCGCTACAGGCTGAGACGAGAGGGCTGCGCGAGCTTTCTTGATTGCGGCGTCACGTACTGCTACTAATTCCATCCAGTTCGGGCGTCCCATGCCAGAAGGTGCAGCCTCGTAAGCAAGCTGAAGCTCCAGCGCTGATAGCAAATCCTGCGCTGTGGTAATCAGTCCAGCGGTTACGTAGGGTGTGGAGGATAAGGCTCGGACAAAAGCTGCTGCCTCCTTGAAATATTCTGCACGGTCGCAAAACTCATCAACCATGTCATCGGAGCATGTTTCGCTCCGACCAATTGAAATAGTTGCCTCATCATCAAGATGATTAGCCGCTTCCTCCAACGCCTGCGCACGCGGGGATGGTACGCCATTGAGTAATTCTGCAATCTGGCGAGCAGCATCCTCTTTCCAGACACGACAAACTTCAATGCCTGAGGAAAGATCGACAACTCCATAGTCGCAGCAATCAGTTGGTATACCTTTGCAGATGCGAGCTTCGTAGTTGCTGGAAACGCGCGGGGATGGGGCCGTTTCGATGAATAAAGAATTAATCGCCTCTGCGATTTTCGTGTACTGCTCATCGGTGATTTCGTGCGCTACTTCGTTTGCGATGCCAAAAACGATTTCCCACAGTTCCGGGCCGTCCAGCTTCACGTATGGCACAACACCTTTCCCGTTGCAGATTTCGCACAGCAATGAAGGATAGCCGACAATGCAATCCTCATCCTGCTGGATCTTGGTGCATGCGCAATCAACATATTTCTTCTCGTCTACCTTCACCCCTTGCAGGAAAGGCAGGGCGGCTGTGAGGGCGGCGATCAACGCCTTTTCATTGGCTGCTGTGTAGCCGAATTTGTTAAACTCGTTCTGTGCCGCCTGTACTGCTTCATGGGGAATGGTCATGGGCGCACCTGTTCGGCTGGCACGTAGAGCGGTCGCTTACGGGCTGGGAGGTCTTTTGTGAGGCGTTTCGGCTGCTTGTCTTTGGCGGCGAGTTTGGAAGACGGGCGCGTCATTCCGAGATGCTTTTCCTCGCGGCGCTTAGCCTCGGAAATGACTGCTACGTCCTGACGGGTCTTTTCCTTATGGCAGCATTCGACGCCGAGGAGCTGGCCGTCCTTTGCAGTAAGCTTTGTGCTCTTATCGATTTCAAGTGCATCTGCTTTGATATGATCGATGTGATAAGGCTTCTTGCCGAGGATAAGGCCGCATCCTTCGCAGGCGATGTCACCATTAGGCTGCATCGATCGCTTGACGATTTCGGCATAGACCGACTTTGAGAATTCACGCCGCGCCATGCTGCACCTCCGAGAAGTCGGTGAGCGACAGGACGATATCCAGCTCAAGGACACACTCACGGTCGAAAGCTCCGCGCACTTCACGCTCAAGCTGCTTGGTCTTTGCGGCTTTCTCAGCTTCGTAAGGTTTACTGCGGTAATGAGAGGAGATGAGAAGGGGCTTGCTCATGCTGCACTCCTTGCCAGATCCTCGGGTTGAACGCCGAGGAGTTGGGCTATGAAGTCGAGAACATCCTGTTTGGATTTCTGAAACTCACGAGCGTCCATTGCGCTCTTTTTCTGGCTCTTGGCTGTCCATTCACGAACAACGCATTCGACGTTGAACACGATGGAATAATCATCAGCCGGCCGCATGAACGCTGCTACACGTTCGGCATCAGCTTTTGACGACAAGACAATGTCTCTTTCATTGCGATAACCGCACCGAATGAGTGCTTTCTTGCGCAAATGTTCGACCGTTGGGTAATCGCCGCGCAAGTCATCGGGCAGATTGTCGAATCCATTTTTTACCGCGGCAAAGTAATGGTTGTGGCTGTTCTCTGAACGGTCGTTATGTTCGACCATTTTGTAAACTTCACCGACAACAAATTGACGATCAGCGCGAGCGGCCCATAATGCGTTGGCCGGTATCATGGCCTCACCATTCCATTTCATAGTGATAGGAGCGCTGGACATTATGCTGCTTCCTTCGCCGGTTCCTGACCATATGAGCGGATGCGCTCGATCAGTGCCGCTTTCTCATCGTTGAAGCGGTCAATCTCGTCGGACATGGTTTTGATGTAATCTTCATCGCGGAACACACGAACGCAGAGCATCGGTAGGCGAGGCCAGTAGGAAACGAAATCCCACCATTCCCGGTCTGATATCCAGAGATTGCCCTGCACCTGTGCCTTATGCTCTGGCGGCAAGCGATTACGTTCCAAGCGATCGATCTGGATGTGAGGCAACGCAGTCTTGATTTCCAAGCCGCCGATTACTCCGATTAGGCTATCAGGGCTTGCGCCCTTTTCACCGCTGCGGATGAATCCGACCAACTCAGGCTCAACGCTATTGATGAAAGCGTATGTCTGACGGGCTTCTTCTTCCATTTCCTTGCCGCGTTCCATGTGCGACGAAGCAAAACCTCCCTCAACTTCGCCGGTGATGATTTCGCCAGCCAGCTTGCGCATGTATTCGGAGCGTGTCTTGCCTTCGCCTTTCGCCATGACTGTCGCAAACTTAGAAGCGGTAGGGATTCCGAGACGAGCCTGAAACCATTCGTCTCCACCTTGATCCATGTTGAACACTTCCATGATCAGTGACCCCGCTTAGCAAGGCGCTGCTTGAGAATGTTCATTGCGTTGTCGAACTGGTTTACCGCCATGTCAGAAAGATTGCTGATGCCACCGAGCGAGAGAAATTGCTTCTCATCGGATTCCGTAACTTCCAGAAGTTCGCGGATTTTCATCTGCTGTTCGTCTGAAATGAATTCAACTTCTTGCTTCGGCGCGTTGCCGTCTTTGTCGTCTCCGGTGCTGATGTTGAAAAGCATGCAGAGCAGATAGCGGCGGCCATAAGTGGCGGTGCTTCCGAAAGCCTGAGTGCCAGTCTTGTTAACGCCGCCCTTTGCGCCTGCGCCGTCTACAGGAATTTCACCGACGCCATTGCGAGAATGGCCGTCTTCATGCGATATTTCCCAGAGAATACGCAGCTCGCCATTCGCATTGTAACCGTCAGGCTGAAACGAAACCGCAAAGCCGTTCTTATGAATGACTGGCATTGCCTGATTTTCAATTGCCGCAAGATCCGCGTACTTTGAACGGGTATGTGAATTGTCCTGGTTCTTTATTACGACTGGCAATTCAGCCTGGCACTTAGACATGGCTGCGGAATACAACTTCCGCGCCTGACGGTCTTCATCTTCACGAGCAAATGCTCTGGCTCTGTCTTCGGCTTCATACTTGATCGCCATCGCATCCTTTACACGATCAATAGGAATGCTCGGATCCATTATGAGGCGTTCGATTGCCGAAATCATAGGGTCAACTGGCGCGTGAAACGTGTGCGCAACATCGGATTTTTGCTGAACTTCTACTGCTTGAGCGGCCATGATTAAAACCTCAGTGTTACGTTGGGGATTTCGCCAGCGATAACCGCGAGAACGATCTTCTTGGCTGTTTCTTCGTCCGCGCCTTGAACCATCAATGCTTCTTTTGCGGACTTCATGATTTTGGAGCGATGAGCTTTGTCGGCATCACGTGCCGCCTGTTCATCGGTAATGCGCTTGGCTTCGGCTGCACGCTCTGCTTCGGCCTGTTCGGCCTTCTGCTTTACTGCGAGAGCTTCCGCCTCGGCTTTGGCAACAGCATCAGCCTTTTCACGTTCTGCCTGCGCGATTGCCTCTTGAGCCTTTTTCTCGGCTTCAAGGCGAGCGGCTTCAACGGCACGCTTTTCGCGTTCGGCTGCTTCCTTCTGGGCACGCTCTGCTGCTTCTGCTTCACGCTTCACCGCTTGTGCGTATTCAGCCCTTGCAATCGCTTCCCGCTCTGCCTTCTCATTGGCTAAGCGTTCCTTTTCGATACGCTCAGCCTCTATCCGGTCGCGTTCCAGCTTTTCAGCGCGAAGCTGCTCCAGTTCGAGCCTTTCGGCTTCGGCTTTCTGGTTAGCTTCGAAGGCGGCTTTCAGTTTTGCCAGCGCATCGGACTTTGCGGCTTCTGCCTGTTCCTTGAACTCGCCAAAGCTGTCATCAATGATGATCTTTTCTTCCAGCTCACGGAAAAGAATGGCAAACGCCTGCGGCTCGCCGCCGATCCTGCCTTTACTGCACTCATCGATATGGGAGAGAGTGGCTTTGATATTCTCGATGCGTGCTTCTTCTGCGGCTTCCCATTCCGTCAGCGGCTTGCGGACAGTATCAGCCAGCGTGTCGAGTTCTTCACGGATCTTGCGGCGCTGTGCATCAACAGTATTGATCTTGGCGCGAGCATCTTCATTCAGCTTTTTGCCAGCCGCATCGATAGCCGTCTTGGTGCGCGTCACCTTGTAGGCGAGGGCTGCAATTTCCTTACGGCTCGAAACGGTCGAAAGGTCTGGCTTAAAAGCATCAGTCTCGGCTTTGATCTGCTCGTAGAACTGAGAATAGACCTTCTCATCAACGAGAACTGCAACAGGATTGGCCGATACATAGCCGACAATATCCGTGCCAGTTTCAGTCTGTGTCTGCGCATTCATGCTGCAAGTTCCTCTTCGGTCTGTTCCAGCGCCGCATAGAGTTCGGCGTCCTTGGCTGCGAGATAACGGCGGGTTGGAATGTCGGGGTCAGTTTTCAGGAAATGCTCGATTTCCTTGCGCTTCTTGATGATTTCGGAGCGGGAGAGTTCACACATCAACTTCACTCCGAGCGATTTCCGCCATTGTTTCTGCATGGCAGAGCATGAGAAACGTTGCTGCTATGGCGATGATTAAAAGGGTGAGGGCGAGGGCGGCGTAGATCATGATGCGCCTCGTGCTTTGGTGATGGCACGTTCAGCTTTCAGAAGTGCACCCCACTTTGGCGGGTGACCAATGATCTTTGCTGCGCGGATTATTTCTTCCAGAGCGTCAATCAGGTCGTCGTGAGCGTTCACACATTTGACGATGTGAGCGGCTTTCTCAGCCTTTCGCGCTCCGTATACGTGAATGCAGACGGCATCCGGGTCAGCAACTTCTAATTCAGCGCCAACTCTGAAATAATCAGTGCCCCGTTTAATATCTGTACGGGTGCCGCGATGCGCAGCGACCCACGGTTCCAGGGTGAATAGCGTATCTTCCATGATCACCACCTCACTCAGCCGCTTCGAGGAAAGCTTCACCAGACACGAAGTCGAGAAGCTTCTGACGATGCTCAAGGAGGGCGATGTGACCGCATTGGTTGTAACACCAGTGCTTTGCCTTACCGAATGAAGCCTGACGCTCGATAACGCGATCAAGTTGGGCCATTGCAGTTTCAAATTCTGTATCCGGCATAATGCCAGCAAGGAATTCAAGCGATGTTGCTGTGTGACCGCCGCGCTTTACCTGACGGCATACATCCGAAAGTGTGCGAGCCTTTGGCGCTGCCTTAACCGCTGGCTTTGTCAGGCCATTAAGCGCTCTCGCAAGGTCGTTTCCGGTGATCTGTAGTGAGGGGTTCATGTTTGGCTCCCAACTCGTTTGTTGAGATCAATATACACGCTTCTGCGTGCATAGCAATAGACTGCACGCAATTACGTGTATTTATTTTTGACGCCGCCGCAAACCGTGCTAGAATCAGGGCTAAAGAATGAGACGCGCCTGGCTTTCATTTTCTTCAAGAGTCTGATCTTAAGAAAATGGGCAGGGAGGCGTGGAAATGGAAATCATATTTCCCCATGGTGTGGAGTACAAAACCGCACGAGCGACAATCGATGAAGCGATTGATAATTTAAAGGCTCAGAAGGTTCTTATTGAGGAAGCCGTAAAGGTATTACAAAAAACCTCACCAGACATGGTGATCACGGATGTGCAAATAACTGTTGTGCAAGTGGTCGCTGGAAGTTTGATAACCGAGTTATTAGTTAAACTATATGGCTCGTACCAAACGACAATTGAGGAAGCAGTAACGTCTGGGGTGGAACAAATGTTTGGTGTAGAGCTTCCAGAAGAATACCAAGCTTTAGTTACGTTTGCGGTTTTAGCTGTCGTTTATTTCGTTGCGAGATACGCTTACGACGCTGTTAAGAGCAAAAAAGAGAAAAAACCCGCGTCAATTCACATTGAAGGAAGTTACAATACCGTAGTCAATATCTTGGCCGACCGGATAGAAGTTCCTGTGAGCCAAATTGAAGATGCGTTAAATAGCACAGTACCAGCATCACGCAAGCGAGGGCTCATTAAGCAGGTAACGAAGTTCCTCCGCCCAAATTCTGACGGAAGGTCTGGTCCGGTAGACGTTAGAGGTGTGGGTGAAATACCGCCTGGTGTGTTGGATGAATACCCAAATGATAGTGAGCTTGCTGAGATAGACGAAAGCAAGAATATCGATTTGCCGGACGTTGTTCTGGATATCCGCGCGATTGACAGAGATAAAAGCAGTACTGGATGGGCGGCTGTGCTCGTTGGCAACAAACAATTCAAAAAACGTTTGCCGATGGAACTGTATCCGACTGTGAATGGCGAGGAATTGGCTAAACTTCAAACAGTGCGAGCCGACACGATAATTTCTGGTGACAGAAGGCCGGACGGTTCATTTAAAGCCAAGAAAATCCACCTAATTAAGATTATCGATGATGGTAGCAAGATTGTGCGGGAGTAATCACTTATCCACAGCCATAGCTTGCGTGCGGCCCTGCACCCTGCACCATATCTAGCGGCGACAAAACGCCGTTAACCTTTCATAAAGAATGTTCTTGTTCTGTTCTCATTTCTGAGTCATCCTGTCGCACATAACAAGCGTAACAGGGAGTATGGGTAATGGGCATGCAGACTAATTTCATCGTGCAGAGCTACACGAAGGTTAAGGGCGGGAAATTGCAGCCCGATAGCCCTTTCATTGCAAAAGACGTAGCTCACGCTCGCCGCACGGCAGAGCGCATGGCTATCAGTAGCCCCATGGTTATAGCCTTCACGAATACCGGCGATGCTGAAACAGGTGATTTCGATCCGCCAAAGCTGATCTATGCCCACGGTGATCCACTGCCACCGGAAGTCGATGAGATGGAAAAGGTATAATCGCGGGGGATTGGAATGATCAAATTTGTAACCATCCGCCCCGGAAAAGAAGGGGATAAATTAGAGTTGCTGAGGGTCGCCACGTTGAATGGCGGCCTTCTCGCTTTAATGCGGAAGGTTGATTTTAAAGCCAACGAACTCGCTGAGACTATGGCTTCAGCGCATGGTGGTGAGTGGAAGTTTCGAGTTGATCATCAGCGGATGACGGTTCTTGTGTGGCGGGCTGACGCTGAATAACTGTATCGATCACCGAGAAAACCACTTCAGCACCGCGTTGATCAAGCCCCTCGATCCGCTTTAACGTTTCAAGTATCTCCCGATCTCCACGGATCGGGGGAGCGTCTTTATCAGATGTGATGCCTAGAAAGAGATAGCCGAGGCTGAGGCCAAGCTCTTCGCTGACCTTCAACACCTTATCGATGCTCGGTGATTTGCTGGTGTTTCGCAGCTCATTGACCGTGTTCACGCCAAGACCTGTGGCCAGGCTGATAGCCCGGTCGGATCTTGGGTCTTCATCGACAGCCTTAAGAAGGCGGGTTTTCCAGTTTTCTTCCATGCCCGATTTTTATCATGTGCACGAAAAAACGTGTGCACGTTGTTGCGTGTATTGATTATGCACGCGATTGCGTGTATATGAGATGTATGAGCACAAAACTTCTCGAAGAAATTGAAGCCTTTATGGCGGAGACAGGAACCGGCGCTTTCCGATTTGGAATGAAAGCGATCAAGAACGGTCGCCTCGTGGAAAGGCTTCGTTCTGGGGGGAGAGTTTGGCCAGAAACAGAAATTGAAATCCGTACATTCATGCGGATGGAACGAGACAAGCTCTCACGTCCCAAAGCGAGGGCAAGCGCATGACGAACTCGCGGCTCAAATCCTTCATCGACCGTGTTCTGCGCCTCAAAGAGGAAGAAGACACAATCAAGGCTGATATACGCGAAGTCTACGCGGAAATGAAAGGCGAGGGGTACGACAAGACCGCTGCGGGTCAGCTCGTTGCCTATCTTCGCAAGGTCGAGAAAAAGGGCCGCGAAGAAATCGAAGCTGCCAACACTGTTTTCGATTTGTATTTGAATGAATACGAAAATGGCACGGCGCTTGCTACGCACACGCATGAGCAAAAATCTCCAGAGAATGAATATGCAAACGCCAAGCTGATAGAGACTGTCGCAGCAGGAATGCAGACAGAAGTCGGTCGCAAGGCGTTAGTCACCGCTCTCGATATCATGATCGAGAACGAAGAAAGTTCAGTTTCGTCTGCCACCTCCCAAGCCCCCCAGCCCGAGGCAGACGAGAAAAGCCTCACCGCCTTCAATAAGCGCGGTGAGGCTCTCCTTTCCGGACAGGAATAGGCGGCGATATGAGGAACATCCTGTCCAATTCAAATTCGCAAATCAGCCGAGCGTTAAGTGCGCGTTCTTTTGGGCGCAAATGCCTGTCCGCCAAGTTCTTCGGCTGTAGCGGGTGCATCTTGGCGGCGCGTGACCGGGGCTTTCCCCTCGACCTTGAACAAAGCAGGTTCACGCATTTCTGCATCCGCGTCATTTCTTCGGGCTATCGCGGCTTTGCGAGCGTTTTGCAGAACTCTCCAAGCCGCGTGTCCGATCACTTCCAAATTCATTCTCCAGCGAAAGTTTCGTTTCAGTTCGTTGCTGTCCTGAAACGTAGCTGGAGAGCTTTGCAATGTCCGACAAAGGTTTTGAAGGATCTGACAAAATGAGTGTCGAGTTTGTCAGCAGCGCAAGAGGGATGAGCGATTTCATCCTTCAGAGTACCTACCGGGGTCCGGGCGACACGGTAGACGCTGCTATGCACCGAGCAGAGCGCATGTATGGCGCGCCTGCCTCTTGGATGCACCGGCTTCGCTATCGATCAATCAAAGACATGCCTGTGTCCGCTTATGCGGCCATCGCTCGAGCCTACAAGGCCGCGCTCGAAGCATCAGAAAAAGCCTACCAGTCTGAGAAGGAACTGGCCAATGCGCGTAATTCGAAACTTCTTGGCTTGGCTGGTTCTCTGGCTGGAACGCCTTTTGGTGACACTGTGGCAGAAATTGCGCCGGTACTGGTTGCGCAAAGTCAAGCGACAGAAGGATCAGGAAACCTATCCCACGAGAATAGAGAAGGGCGATAAATGATAGAGCTTCGCCCTTTCGCAATCGCATTCCTTTGCGCACTCATCCCGATTGGCGTTGCGTTCATCTATGCGAAGTGGGTGGCGTGATGACAGCAAGCGCACGCGGTCTTTTCAGAGCTACAGGGAATAAGCCTAAGCCGGTTCACATCATGCTCGACGGCGAGATTGTGAAGACCGATTCCCTTGAGCGTGAAGAAAACGATTTTTACCCGACGCCTTCTGCACCTATTCGGGCAATTATTCATGCTGAGATTGATAGACTACGGGATTTCCCGACCATATGGGGGCCAGCGTGCGGAACCGGCGTAATTGGCAATGAATTGCGTGCGCACGGCATCGGAACATTTGACAGTGATCTGATAGACCGTGGATGTGGCGCTGAAATCAAAGACTTCTACGACTTCAAAGTCGCGCCTGCAAAAGCGATTCTGGAAAATCCCCCTTTCGATCAGTGCGGATGGGGCAATGGCAAAGCACGCTGGCTTTACCACGCGCTTGATAACCTTGACGTTGATTACATGGCGCTCCTGCTCAACTGGTCGTGGCCGGGTGCAGGTGGTCTTGCATCATTCTGGGGCCGATTCCCTCCTGCGCGTGTTTACCTCATGCGCTGGAAGATCGACTTCACCGGGCAGGGCGCACCGCCAATGCTCAATGCTTGGTTTGTCTGGGACAAAGAGCATCGTGGCGAAACCGTTCTGCGCATGCTCGACCGTAAAGACGCTCGACAGGGAGAGCTTTTCGGGGGTGCAGAATGATCAAGCTCGCGCTCCCGTTCCCACCGTCTGTCTGGGACATCTACGAAGGCCATGGGAAAACCAAGCACCGCACGAGCGCCTATAACAAATGGCGCAATGACTGCGGCTATTTCCTCAATCGCAAGAATGAGTTCATCGACGGGCCATTCAGCATCTCAGTTGCTTTGAAGCGTCCGCATAAACGCATGGACCTCGACAACCGCATGAAAGCGCTTCTCGACGTTCTCCAGCATTACAAGGTCATCAAGAACGACAACCTCTGTGAACGCCTCACAATGACGTGGGATGCCGGTTTGAAAGAGGAGTGTGTCGTCATCTTGCAGCGCGCCGAGGAGGCGTTGTCGTCATGAGCAGATGGGTGCGCGTCCAGGCTGACATACTCGACCATCCTTTGTTCGCAAATTCAGAGCGGTCAGAGAGCGATGCATGGCTGTGGCTTATCACGAACGCTGCATGGTCTGCGACGCATCACCGGATCGGCAATGACGTTGTTCCTGTGCCTGTTGGTTCGATCTTTGTCACCCTGCGCGGGCTGGCAAAAGAATGGAATTGGAAGTCTGAAAAGCGTGTCCGCACCTTCCTGAGAGTGCTCGAAAATCACGAAATGATCGTGACAAAAACGGACGCAGGCAAGACGCAGGTAACTATCTGTAATTACTCGAAATATCAGGAAAGCGGACGCACGCAGGACGCAGAGCGGACGCAAGACGGACGCACTAAATACACCAATACACCAAATACATCTTCACTACGTTCAGATGTTACGGCGCAAGCGCCTGCAAAAGCGAAGCGCGGTTCGAGACTGCCTGATGATTTCATTGCGGATATCTCGGAAGCCGTTCGTCTTGGCCTTTCGGAGCATGATGCTCACCGTGAGGCTGATAAGTTCCGCGATTACTGGGACGGCCAGCCGGGGCAGCGTGGCGTTAAACTCGATTGGCCAGCCACGTGGCGCAATTGGTGCCGCTCAGCCGTCGAACGTAAACAGCCGCGCCGAAATGAACCGCCTCCCAAGCCTCGAAATATCGGGGATGCAATACGCGACGAAGCAAGGCGACTTGGAGTTTTGAGAGATGAACCAGATAGCGAAAACCGAAGATTTCACAGCGAAAGCCAGCCAACAGGAAATGTTCGAGTGCTTGACCTTGCTTTCAAGCCTGCCCTCAAGAGCTTCGGCTGACGATCAAGTAAATGTGGCCGGTTTCTACATGGCTCTCGAAGGTGTGACGCGCCACGGCCTGCAAACGGCAACGAAGCAAATCATGCAGGGTTCGCTGGGGCATGCATTTCTCCCAAGCCCTCCAGAGCTTCGTCAGGAATGCGACAAGGTGATGAAGCCTTTTCTCGAAGCCCGCGCCAGAGACAGCTACGACCGCCGCATTCTCAAGGAAATGGCAGCAGACAACACTCGCGCCGAATGGACCCCAGAAAGCCGCGCCCGAGCAACTGCAAAGTGGGAAGCAGCCAAGGCACAGCAGCGCCTAGACAACGCGGCAGAAGAAACCAGTCGCGACCAGTACGACACCAGCCCAGACGCTTGCATGGCTCGCCTTAAGGCAGCAGCGGAAACAAACGGCGCAGATTTCAATCTCGACAAGATCAAGAACGCACCAAGCGGGCAGTTCATCCAAGCAGGGAGGGCCGCGTGATGAAGCACAGCACAAGCACATGCCCGCTGTGGCTCTTCCGATCAGGCAAGGACACGTTTGAGATTGCAGCCATTCTTCACGTCTCTGAACAGGAAGTAGAGCGGCGCATTCACATCATCCGCAGTCACGAAACGCGCAAGAAAGCACGCTTTGAACGCCCAGACGAGCAAGCGGCATAGGAGAGGGCGATGCTCTACGTGGTCAGCAACGAACCGGCAGAAGTGCAGACGCAGAAAAGCGTCGACGCCTTCTACGCAAAGACCGGCCCTTGCTGTGCTGGCTGCGATTTCTGGCGTTGGATGAGCGCTACTGTTGGCGAATGCGTTCGCTTCCCTCCTAACCAAAACCATGACGCAGCGGCAGGTCTTGGCATGACTTCATGCTCTTTGCCGCGCTCAACATCAAATCTGACAAAACGGGATCATTGGTGCGGCGAGTTCCGAGACGATCCTGACCAAGCATAACCCCAGGCGATGAGGAAACACTATGGCGGCGACAACGATCAGTAAGGACAAAGATTGGTATGTGATCCGCACAAACATCAAGTGCGAGGAAAAGGCATCGAACAATCTCAGGCTTGCAGGCTATGAGGCATATCTGCCGCGTCAGCGGGTGGAGTTCCTGCATAAACGGACAAAGACCCGTGTCGTGAGGGAAAGTGCCCTCATGTCTCGGTATTTGTTCGTTGCCCAGCCACGACAGAACGCAGACTGGTTCAAGCTCCGCCGCTGCGAGGGTGTGGAGCGCGTTCTTGAATGCGGTGGCTCATATGTCCGCGTATCTGCCAACGCTGTTGAGGCGCTGTTTCTGGCCGAACGTGACATGCAATTCGATGATACCCGCGAAGCCCGCATTTATCGTGAGGAAGAAGCCCGCACGAAGAAGGCAACGGCAAAGCTGAAATTCAGCAAGGGCCAGCCTGTCTCAATGGTGCGCGGCCCATTCATCGATATAACCGGCGTCGTGGAAGAAGTGACAAGCTCAGGCAAGATCAAGGTTCTTCTTAATGCTCTGAATAGCTTTGTTCCGATAGAGGTCGGGCTAGACGATCTATCCCCAGCTGCGTGAAAAAGCGCTTTGCGCTTATCACCAAATCAGATATATATGCAACCGGATGATTTGATGTTCTGATGCGGACCACATAGTGGGAATACTCGCCGGTCAAACCCAGCCATGCCACAAGCGTATGGTGCAGCATGGATTTTAATGTTCAGAGTTCAGCGGCTTTCGGGCCGCTTTTTGATGTATCGTCAGTACCTATAAGGACTGCGATACCTTAGAAAAAGGGGCAGCAAGGCGCTTACCCCTTCAATTACCCCGATGCTTTGTCTACAAAATTAAGTAACAAGCCCGATTTGAGTTTCAGCGGACGCCACTTGCTCGGCTATTTTGTAAGGGTCCCGTTCGCCTGCTTCAAACGACCGGATCACTGATTTGGCCATTCGTGATCGGTATTCGTGAGTTGTGGGGCATCGATCCAGAAGGACGCAAGCTTCGTTATAAGCCTGTTGTAACAACTCAAGTTCATTTGGGCGGAATGACCCATGGTGAGCTTTATCTCTAAAAGGCATGTTATCCTCCTTCCTTTAACAGGCAAATTAAAGCGCCAAGTTTTAGGGAAGGCAAGTATTTTTTGCGTGTTTGGATGTCACCAAAACACCAGCAATTGCTCTCAATTAGAGAGTGCTGAAGCTATGGCAAATGGCAAACGATAGCTGCCACGACTTATTCGAATGAACAAAGCCGTTTCAGCAGGTAAGTTCCAATCACTGTGAAATGCGAGAAACTTAAAATAATCTGTGTAACTCCAACCAGGGATTACACGATGTAAGTCTCTAGCAGTAAATGGTTCCATGAGAGTGCCATCTACGTGTACGGCAGTTAGAACAAGCTCATACGCCTTCTTTGCCGAATGTTTCATCTCGTGATGATATACTATTGATAAAATGTAGCAACCTAACATTCGTTAGGGTTACCGGCCTCGCGAAAGCGGGGCTTTTTCTTTTTCAGCATCACCCACGAGAGGAAGAACGATGAGTAAAGACGAAGCAGCAATCGAACAGGAAATTCAGAGCAAGGGCTTGAACGCTCCGCGCCTTACGCCTGCACTCATTGATGAGCAGGTTAAGGCCGTCGATTATTATGTGTTCCCGGGCACCACCCTTACCGTATGTGCCATGACGCTCCAAAATGGTTTCATCGTCACTGGTGTAAGTGCGGCCGCATCTCCGGCGAACTTCGATGAAGAGATTGGCCGTAAGATTGCTTACGACAATGCGCGCAATAAGATTTGGGCATTCGAAGGCTACGCGCTTCGTGATGTTCTGTCGGGCCGTTCAAAGCGCGTTTAACCCATGACAGGCGGCACACCTGACATTGCTGGTTGTCACCCCGCCGTTCGTGATTGATATGTGCATCAAGGTTTCATTTGGAGAATAAATAATGCGCAATTCGACCGTTAATTCGTCGGCTGGAATCGGCATGGAATGTGCATCAAAGCGAACTGACGTTGATGATATTCATGACCTGATTGAAGACGCTCTTTCATTGTCGGCAAAAGCACGATCAGTTGTCGAGGCTATTGTTGGCAGTCGAGGTATTGGTGCTGACGGTTGTGCTGGTCAGACGGTCCCATCGGGCATCTTAAACCTCATAGGTGAGCGCTCTCGCGATGCGCGTACTCAGATTGCAATGGCCGCAGATGAACTTGAGCGCTTGGCCCGTTCGTTCGGCGTGTAAGATGACCGCCAAGCTTCTCGCTCTCTCTGCGTTTATCCTCCTTGCCTCATGCGCATTACCTTACGAGCGTCACTGCTCATTCAACGATTACCTGACAAAGACGTGGTGTAAGTGATGGACAAGCATCTGTTGGCATCGATTATCACGTATGGCGGCGCTGCCCTTGTATTCATCGTGGCTATCATTGTTCGTAGCCCCGGGTTGGCCAAACCTAAGTCAAAAAAGCCCTATTGGGCAGACGATGAACGGTGCTGAGTATGGCCGACGAGCGTAAAATAGGCGAAAATACGGGGAATAGGGGAAAAGGACGCCCAAAGGGTTCGCCTAACAGAACAACAGCGCTGTTGAAAGATGCCATTCTCAAGGCTGCAGAACAGGCTGGGAATAAGATCGGTAAAGAGGGTCTTGTCTCATACCTAGAGGCGCAGGCAACCGAAAGCCCATCAGCATTTCTAAGCCTGCTTGGTAAAGTTCTCCCAATGCAGGTTGTAGGCGACCCGGATCAGCCATTGCAGACGATTACTCGTATTGAGCTGGTGGCATTGTCAGGTAATGACGACAGCGCGAATTGAACTTCCTCCTAAGCTGATCCCGATATTTTCGGGTGATGCTGACGTAAGATCCGCATGGGGCGGTCGAGGATCAGGCAAGACACGCTCATTCGCCAAGATGGCTGCTGTGAAGGGCTATCAGTACGGCAAGCAAGGCATTTCGGGCATTATACTGTGTGCCCGACAGTTTATGAACTCGCTGGCTGATAGTTCCCTAGAGGAAATTAAGCGAGCAATTGAGGATGAGCCGTTCCTTCTCGATTATTATGAGATTGGCGAAAAGTACATCAAGTCCAAAGATGGACGCATTTCATTCGCGTTCGCTGGCCTTGATCGGAATATCGCAAGCATCAAGTCGAAAGGTCGCCTGCTTCTCTGCTGGGTTGATGAGGCTGAGCCTGTCACAGATGAGGCATGGCGCACGCTCATTCCGACGCTTCGTGAAGAAGGCGAAGACTGGAACGCTGAACTGTGGGTGACTTGGAACCCATTGCGCAAAGATGCTCCTGTAGAGAAGCGCTTTCGCAAGACAGACAACCCACGAGTAAAGGGAACAGAAATCAACTGGCGGGATAACCCTAAATTTCCGGCCAAACTTGAGCGCGACAGACTTGGCGATCTGGTTGAACGGCCAGACCAATACCCGCACGTGTGGGATGGTGAATATGCAACCGTTATCGATGGAGCATATTTTGCCAAGGATCTAATCAAGGCCAAGCAAGAAAACCGTATCAGCCGCGTCAGTTTTGATCCGTTGATGCGTATCAAGATCATTTGTGACCTTGGTGGAACCGGAGCTAGGGCCGATGCTTTTGCGGCATGGCCAGCGCAGTTTATCGGGCTAGAGATTAGAACCCGCGACTATTACGAGGTTCAAGGGCAACCCATAGCGGCACATCTGGAATGGTTGCATTCCAAAGGATACGGGCCAAACCGCGCAGATATCATCTTGCCTCATGACGGTTCAACAAATGACCGTGTATATGATGTTTCGTTTGAAAGCGCCTTTCGGGATGCTGGATATGACGTTGAAGTCATACCGAACCAAGGCAAGGGCGCGGCTAAGATGCGAATTGAAGCAGCTCGGCGGATGTTCCCGGCTATCTGGTTTGACGAAGAAACAACGCAGTCCGGTCGAGAAGCTCTCGGCTGGTATCATGAAAAGAAAGACGAAATTCGCGGCGTAGGCCTAGGCCCAGATCATGACTGGTCAAGTCATGGTTCTGATGCCTTTGGCCTAATGTGCGTGGTTTACGAACAGCCCAGAATTCAGGGCAGGCAAAGCCGCTACGGCGGACGCTCATCATCTTCCACCTCGTGGATGGCAGGATAATCAATGGCAGCAGATGAAGATAACAAGCCTTCGGTTGATGAAACCGATGGCCGCGATCCGTCGCGCCTTGATAATGAAAGCCTGCTCAAAAAGCTTAAGGGCTGGTACAAGGCCGACTTGCCGCGTGTGCTTGATTGGCGTGAGCAGGCGCGTGAAGATTATGCGTTCTATAACGGCGACCAGTGGGCCGATGATGACATTCAGGCGCTGAAAGCTCAAAAGCGTCCCGTTATGACGTTCAACCGCGTCGCGCCATTGGTGAATGCTGTTATCGGCGCTGAAATCAACAATCGTCGTGAGGTCCGATTCATCCCGCGAGAAATGGGCGACGCGGAAGCCAATGAGCTTCTAACGAATGCTGCTGAATGGTTCCGTGATGAAGCCAATGCGGAAGATGAAGACAGCGATGCATTTGAAGATAATGTCATTTGCGGCATGGGCTGGACCGATACGCGGCTAGATGACAGCGATAACCCCGACTTTGATCCGGTCGTATTGCGACTTGACCCGCTTAAATTCGTCTGGGATGCATCGGCAGTTAAGCCCAATCTCGAAGATGCGCAGCACTTGTTTTATGTTGATGAGAAGCCGCTATCAGAATGGATGGCGCTATTTCCTGATGTAGAGCCGGAGGTGTTGAACGCTTCATGGGCCAAGTCTGGCAATGTTGACGGCACACATGACAACGACGAAACCAGCTATGACGGTAAATCGACCGACGAGGATTTCAACAAGCTTTGCACCATTGTCGAGGCCCGTTGGCTGGAGCCGGAACAATATTACCGCGCACAAGACCCTCAAACAGGTGAAATCCGCGAAGTCGCCAAAGAGCAGGCCAAGCTTTATGAGGCTGCTGGCATTAAGGTGGTCAAGCAGACACGCAAAGTTGTTAAGCGTGCGTTTATCGGCTCAGGCATCATAGGTGAGATTGATGCGCCGCTCGGTCCTCAAGGCATGTTCGGCTGGGAATGCATCACCGGCTATCGTGATAAGATCAAGCGTCAGTTTTACGGAGTTGTTCGCCCGACAAAAGACCCGCAGCGCTGGAGCAATAAGTTTTTCTCTCAGGTCATGCATATCCTGAATAGCCAGTCCAAGGGCGGCATCATTGCAGAGCGTGACGCATTTGAGGATGACAGACAGGCAGAGGAAAGCTGGGCCAAGTCCGACAGCATCACATGGGCTAAAAAAGGCAAGCTCAGCGAAGGCAAGATTCAACCCAAGCCAACTGCGCAGTTCCCGACAGGTTTCTTTGCATTATTCAACGAGGCAAAAGAGGCAATCAATCAGGTCACGGGTTTGTCACCTGAGTTTATCGGCACCCGCGAGGTTGATCAGGCTGGCGTGCTGGAGGCTCAACGCCGTCAATCGTCGCTCAATCTGCTGGCTTCTTTGTTCAATAGCCTTCGCAGATACCGAAAGCGTCAAGGCAAGATACTGCTGTACCTCATCCAGAACCATCTTTCAGATGGGCGGCTAATTCGTATTGTAGGTGAGGATAAGGCTGAATACGTACCATTGATGTCGCTAAAGCTTTTTGAGGCCCACAAACAAACGCAATTGCAGCAGCTTATTGCTCAGGGCGCATCACTGGAGCAAGCCCAGCAACAAGTCGAACAAGCTACAGCGAAATATCAGCCAGCAGATGGCACCTTCGACATCATCATCGATGACGCTCCAAGCTCGCCAAATGAAAAAGAGCGCACATGGGGCATTCTCCAACAGATGCTGCCATTGCTCAAAGACGTTATCACGCCTGACATGATCCTTGAGATTGCCAAATACACGCCACTACCAGCAACGCTCGTTGATAAGTGGATGAAGAAGGCAAAGGAAGATCAGGAAGCCGCAGCGCAACAGCCGCCGCAGCCTTCGCCGGAAGAAATCAAGATGCAGGCAGAAGTGCAGAAGCATCAGCTTACCATGCAGGGCAAACAGGCCGACATTCAGATCAAGCAACAGTCCGCGCAGATTAAGCAGGAATCCGATGCGATTGATTTGATGGTTCAGCAGCGCAAGGCAGAGATTGACTTGGCTGTAGCTGGACAAAAGGCCCAGATCGATATGCAGAAGAACGCCACGAACGCGGTGTCTAATGCAGTCCGGCAGCAAAACGCCAACACGCGGCGTGGCAATATCTAATCCCGTCACTCGACGGTTCGGTTGCTAGTCCGCAACTAGCTTCGTTCGCCCACGATAAGGGCAAATAGGTGGAAAATGGATAACGAGAACAACAGCGGCTTGTCCGCCGCCGAGGAAGCTTATTTTGCGTCTGGCGGTGACGAAAGCAAATTGGAGGCAGATACCGCCACTGAACAGGCTACCAATGCTGATCAAGAACAACCCACTGCCGAACAACCCGAACAGGCAGACCAGCCGGATCGGGATGATAAGGGTCGCTTTGTCCCTCATGGCGCATTTCATGCGGAACGCACGGAACGCAAGAAGGCAGAGGCCGAGAAGGCTGAGCTTGCGCAGAAACTGGCAGTCTTTGAAGACCGTTGGAATACCTTGCTTGCTGCTGGCAAACAGCCGGAAGCACAACCGGAAGAAACCCCGCCTGATCCAGCCGACGACATTATTGGATACATACAGTGGCAGGGTAAACAGCTCGAAGCTGACAAGGCCGAGCGCCAGAAGCAGGCGCAAGAACAAGAAAAGCGCACGCAACATGAGCAACAGGAGCAGGTGATCTGGTCAACGTGGGACAGCAGTGTTTCACAGGCCAAGGCATCGATCCCTGACTTTGACAACGCCACAGGCTATCTTGCGCAGCTTCGCGACAATCAGTTGAAGGCATTTGCGGCAGTCGATCCAAATTTTGGCAATCAGCAGGCGCGTGTTGCGCAAATTAATGCAGAGCTTCGCCAGATCATCATTCAGGCCAAACAATCCGGCCAAGACCCAGCGCAGGCGGTCTATCAGATCGCGCAAGGGTATGGATATACCGGGGCAACGCCACCACCTGAAACGGATAAGATCGGCAAAATTATAGAAGCTCAGGCTGGCTCGAAAACCATTGCTGGCACAAACGGCAATGCGATGGCTGATCCACTCTCAGCGCAGACCATTCTCGACATGCCAGCCTCTGAATTTGACGCGTGGATGCAAAACCCATCCAATGCCAAACGGTTCAACAAAATACTACAGGGCATGTAAGCGGGGCCAAAACACACCCCGTTCACAATCCTTTCAAGTCTGGCTATCGCGTTTAGCGGTCGCCCATAGTGTCCAGATCATGACTTCAAACTGATCTTCGTCCGATTGCACGGTAGCCAATCAACCCGCGCCGAGGGTTCAAGTCGGCTTCGCCTCGCTCGCAGCGTCACCGCGACAAATCCCCATGATTTTTCAACGTTTCACTGGAGGGCCAAATGGCTACCACCACTATTGCGTCAAACAACGCACTGACCGTCAAACTGTGGGCGAAAAAGCTTGCACAGGAAGTTTCCAAAGCAACTCCTATCGCTCCTTTGATGAGCACTGGCACCAACTCGATCATCCAGTTGAAGGATGAAACGCAGAAGGGCAAAGGTGACAAGGTTACCTTCGGTTTGCGCACCCAGCTCATCGGTGACGGTGTGTCTGAAGGCACCATGCTCGAAGGCAACGAAGAAGCGCTAAGCACCCATAATGACGCCATCATGATCAACGAACTGGCTCATGCCGTTCGCGTTCGTAATGAGCAGACCATTGATGCGCAGCGCGTTCTCTTTGATATGCGTGAAGAAGCTAACGCCGGTCTGGTTGACTGGTATGCGGATCGCCTATCGCTGATGTTCTTCCTGCATGTGTGTGGGTACACAGCGCCGTCGATCAGCTTTGAGGGCCGAACCGTCACGCTTGGTGGCGTTTACACTGGCTTTAACGCCGTGACCGCACCAACTCGTCATTTGATTGCCGGTGGTGCGGCCGATGAAGCAGCGCTAACCAGCTCGGACGGCTTCACTCTTGACCTGATCGACAAGGCCGTCGAGCGCGCCAAGCTTGCCAATCCGAAAATTCGCCCTGTGCGGATTGAAGGTGGCAATCACTATGTGATGTACATTCACCCGACCCAGACCACCTCTCTGCGCACCAATACGTCAACCGGCCAGTGGCTGGATATTCAGAAAGCGGCTGAAAAGCGCGGCTCTGATAATCCGATCTTCTCCGGGGCGCTCGGTGTTTACAACAACGTCATCCTTCGTGAAAGCGAACATGTGACGACCGGCGTTAACGGTACGACCACTCTTACCGAGAATGCCACTGTTCGCCGCGCAGTTCTCCTTGGCGCTCAGTCCGCCGTGGCGGCATTCGGCATGAAGAACACGCCAGAGAAGTACAAGCGCATCGAAGAAACATTCGATTATCAGCGCGAACTTGGTGTTTCCGCCCAGACCATCTTGGGCATGAAAAAGACCGTCTTCAACAACAACAATTCCGATTTCGGTGTGATTGTTGTCTCGACCTACGCAACCCCGTCTTAACCGGCATTGGGCGAGCTTCGGCTCGCCCATTTCGTTCTGAAAGGATCAGAAAATGGCAGTTACCGGGACAAATTCCGAGAACAAGAACATGAAGCTTCAAGTCAAAGAGCTTGAAGTAAATGGCCAGCCAATCAGCGGCGGTGGATCTGCAGTCGCTTGGGCGGAGGTGACGGGCAAACCTGCCACCTTTGCACCAACTATCGGCACCACAGCAAGCACAGCATTGGCTGGCAATACTGCCTTGCTCGCGATTGGCACCACGGCCTCTACGGCAAAGGCAGGCAATTACACGCCAACCTCCGCAGAAGTTTCGACCGCTCTCAAAGCCAAGGCGCAGATTGCTGCTCTGGTCTCTCCGACCGCAGACTATGCCGATCTCACAGCAGTCACAGCAGCAATCAAAACCGTCATCGACGCTCTGAAGGCTTAATCAATCAGGGCGGCTTACGGGCCGCTCTTTCAAAGGTGAGAACATGGACGACACAGACTGGACACTGATTTCCTTTCAAAAACCGTCTGCCGTTTCGAAGCCGACCGAACATAAGCCGGGGGTTTGTGACAAGTGCGGTCACTTCATCGGCAAAGGCTTATTCAAGCATATGAAGAAATGTGAGGGCTGATCATGGCTATTATCGTTCAGACAAGCGGCCCAAATAACACGATCCCGGCACTTCTCGACGCACAAGACCGCACATTCTACGACATGATGACAGTCATTGCCGATGAGATTGATGATACCACAGGCGAATACACGCCACAGATTCAGAACTGCATTTTTGCAGCGATCCGCTTTTGCGAGCGTGATGTTTATTACTTCAATGAAACCCGCGACGTGACCTTTACAACGGTTGCTGGGCGCGAATGGTACGACAAGACTGACAATTCCAACATTCCTACGCTTGTGCGCATTGTTGCAGCCTATAGCGAAGATAGCGCAGGACAACGCACAACTTTGCGCCGTGTCATGCCGGAAGATATCGAAACAGTATCAGACAATGCTGCATCGCGTGGCGAGCCTTATATGTTTACGTACTTCGGCCAGCGCATCCGGCTCTATCCGGTGCCAAGCGATACGCAGTACACGATCCGCCTGCAGCTCGGCCCTTATCGACTGGCGGAAATTCAGACATCCACGGATAGCAATGCTTGGTTTACTGAGGCCTTTGATCTGATCAAAGCTCGCGCCAAGTACCAGCTTTATAAGGACTATCTCAAGGACGCGACACTCGCGGCTGTTTCCCTCAACGACTATAAGGAAGAGGACGGCGCGCTATCGGCTGAGACTTCACGCCGCAATGGCCGGGGTCAGATCATTGGGACTTGCTTCTGATGGTTGCTATTCCAGCTGCAGAGTATCGCCCAGATGTTGCAGATATAAACGCTGCATATACAGACCTTCTGTTGAACGTCTTGCCATCAGCGAACGGCTATATTCCGATGAAGAACTGGAGCGCATTAACGGAGGCATTCCCAGAAGACCCGTTGGGCGTCTTTGCAGTTAGATCGCTAGATCAGTCTGTTTATGTCTTTGGTGGCACGACAACAGGACTTTTCCTGCTCGATAACACAACTCTCGCATGGAATGAGATAAGCAAGGCGATAGGCGGTTATCACGCTTCCGATGAAGCACCGTGGTCTTTTGCCTTGTTTGGTGAATATGTTATCGCGGTCAATCAGAACGATGACCCACAGGTCTATCAGCTTGGCACTGATACTGCTTTTCGTGATCTTGGAGGCACACCTCCGCGTGCTGGACTGGTTAAGATTTGGGGCGATTTCGTATGCCTCATGATGCTGCCGGATAATCCAAATCGCGTTCAGTGGTCAGGCTTGAATAATTGCGAGTTCTGGACTCCCGGCACAAACAGTTCGGATTTTCAGGATTTCCCAGACGGTGGCCGTGTTCAAGGGTCTACCGAAGCGACAAACCCGCTCATCTTCCTCCAGTCTGCGATTTATGCCGGCACGTTCGTTCCGGGGTCGGACATAATTTTCACGTTTCACAAGGCTCAGGACAAACGCGGCGCTAAATCGCCTTGGGGCATAGCTTGCCGTGGCGCTTATGCGTTCTTTGCTGATGAAGGAGGTTTCTTTCAGATCAGCTCAGACGGCGGCGAACTGCTGCCGATTGGCTATGAAAAAGTAGATCGTTCCGTCTTTACACGGATGGCAGCTTCGAACCTTTCGGAAATGTCAGCCGTCATCGATCCGTTTTACACTCGCGTTTATTGGGCGATGGATTACAACGGGGTCGGCATCTACAACGAAATGCTGATCTATGATTGGGGGGTGCAGCAGTGGTCACTGGTTGAGATATCAGCAACCGATATTGTGCCGTTCTATACTGCTGGCTACACGCTCGAAGGTCTGGACGCGATATCTACAAACCTCGATACGCTGCCTTTCTCTCTCGATAGCAAGGCGTGGCAGGGCGGCGCACCGATCCTTGGAGCATTCAAAGATAAGAGGCTCGGTTCTTTCACGGCTGGCAATATGGAGGCAACGCTTGTCTCTCAGGAGATTGCCTCAACTGATGGTCGTATTCAACGCACACGCCGCGTTTATCCGATAGTCGATACGGATCAGCTTTTTCTATCTGTCGGCGTCCGTATGCGGCGCAATCAATATGAGCCGGTCAAATGGCTCTCTGAAACAAGCCCATCATATAACACTGGCCTTGCTCATAAACGCTCAAGAGCACGGTTCCATCGTTTCAGAACGCGCATTCCAGCGGATGAAGATTGGTCACACCTGACCGGCTTTGACGTGGCATTCGAGGATGCAGGATGGCGTTAAAAATCTGCAATACACAGGATTGGACTATCGACCGCATAGCGCCTTATGGGCGCGAACTGACGGCCGCAATGACCAAGCTTTGTGAGCGCTTTCCCGACGATCTTACGGTGGAGAGCATCATGGCTGAAATCATCAAGGGAAAAAACCAGCTTTGGCTGATCCTTGATGAGGACGACAAGTTTAAAGCTTTCGTGACCACAGAGATTTTCGTTTCTGAGTTTACTGGCAAGAAGCGGCTGCACCTTTGCGACCTCGGCGGGGAGGGTGGGGTTTATCTCGCTGATCTGGTGACGGAACTCGAAAAGTTCGCTCAATCACAAGGCATCACTGAAATTCACGCGATGGGCCGGTTCGGCTGGCAGAAGCAACTGGCAAAGCACGGATACAAGCCTCTTGTGTTCCGTTTCGGAAAGGACTTAGCGGCATGAGCAGCAGCAAGAGCAAAGGCGAGAGCAGCCAGACGAGTGCTCCACCAGCATGGGCTAAGCCAGGATTCGAACTGTCAGGCAAAGAGGGTGTTGACCTCTACAAGTCTGGGCAGGGCGGAAACGTTTATCAAGGGCAGCGCGTTGGCGATTTGAGCGGCACGACGACAGGAGCAGTAAACAGGCTCACTGGCGCGGCTGACATGTATAATTCGGACGCGGTCAACAAACTCGCGACCGGCGACACATCGAGCGCTACGAACCTTACCAACATGGCGAACGGCTCAATGATCGGCAATAACACCGCATTCAACGAAGCACTGCAGAACACGCTCAGCAACACGGCAAACACCATCAATTCCAGCATGTCTGGAGCAGGGCGCTATGGTTCCGGCGCACATACCGGCGTCATGTCCAACCAGCTTGGGCAGGTTGCGACGAACGCCATGGCAAATCAGTACAACACTGACGTGTCGAACATGATGAACGCAAACAATCAGATCGATAGCGCCAACCTCGGCAAGCTCTCAGGCCTTAATTCACTCTATCAGGGCTATTCAAATGCTGCTGGCAATCAGCTCGCGGGCGGTCAGGTTCTTGACCAGAATGCGCAGGCAAAGCTTGATGCGGATCGAGACAAGTTCGCTGAGACTGACAATCAGGGCTGGACACGTCTTGGCCTTCTTCAAAGCGCGATGGCTGGCGCTGCTGGCAACTATGGCACCACGACAGGAAGCCAAAAAAGCAGCACAAAGGGCATGAATCTGCTTTCCGATATTCGCACCAAGGAAAACATTGTCCCGGCAGGTGAGCGCAACGGCTTCAAGCTCTATGAGTGGAATTATCGCGGCATGACCAAGCGCTGGCGCGGCGTCATGGCTCAGGATTTGCTCAAAGATAAGCCGGAAGCAGTCTCGCTCGGTGAAGATGGCCTGTACCGCGTTGATTATTCCAAGCTCGGCTTTGATATGGAGGCAGCATAATGTTTGATTATCGCTTCGGCGGCTTGCCTAACATGCTCACGGCTCAAATGCCGTTCATGCCTCAGAATATGCTGTCGCCTTTGGCGCAACAGCAGCCGCAGCAGATCGACCCGACAGCAACGGCAGCTATACCGCAGCAAATGCCGCAACCGCCTATGCAGGTGCCACAGGGCGATATGAACTATTTCCCGCCACAGCCTGACGCGAATTCCGCTCCTATTACGCCGCAGGACTATCAAGCCTCATTGAGCCTTTTGCAGCCGCAGCAGAGCGCACCACAGTCAGCACCTGCGCCGCAACCACAGCAGCCAGGTGGCGGCATGGAGAAGATTGCAGCTTTCTTGCAGGGCCTTGGTTCTGGCAATGGAGTGCTGTCGGCTATCGGAGGCGGCATGGGTGCCGTCAACGATCTCAACAAGCAAAACCAGACAGTCGGATATCTGACCTCGCGTGGCATTCCAGAAGGTGAAGCGCAACTCTTGGCACAAAGCCCGCAGGCGACGTTTCAGGTATTGCAGAACTTGCGACAGGGTGCGGACCCGAAAGCAGCCTTGGAGTTGCAGAAGCTCGGCTATGAGGTTGATGCAGCACGTCTTAAAGCCCAAGGCGGCGGCGCTATAGATGCCAAAGACCGATATATGACGGTCGGTAAGCAGGTCTTTGATAAGACCACAGGCAAACTGGTAGAGCTCGGCGCGGACGGCATGTTGCCGGATGGTACGGAGTTCGGTGTGTCTCCGGTCTTCGGCGTCGATGCAGACGGGAACACTTTGTTCGCACAGTTAGGCAAAGATGGCAGTGTAAAGGTTCAAAAGGTGGACGGATTCACGCCGCTATCCCCAGGTGACAAAGCATCCGATAGCGCGCAAGGCAAGGCACGCGGCGAGGCGCGTGCAAGTCTTCCAACGATTGAAGGAAATGCCGGTAACTTTCTGAGCATGATTAAGAGCTTGGAAGATGATCCATATCTTGATGGTATGCTTGGACCACTGGCCAGCAGATTGCCGAACGTTTCCGCTAAATCGGAGCGCGTTCAAGCTAAAATGGACCAGATCAAGGGGCAAACCTTCTTGCAGGCGTTCAATAGCTTGCGGGGTGGCGGTGCTATTACTGAGATTGAAGGCCAGAAAGCTACAGAAGCTCTTGCTCGGCTTAATGCAGCCCAAAACCCAACAGATTACCGTCAAGCGCTGACAGAGCTGCGCACCATTGTTCAGAATGGTCTGCAAAAAGCCAGAAAACAGGCTGGCTCTGTAATTGACGCTCCAGTGCAGGCTAACCCATCTCAACAGGGCGGATCGTCAATTGTCGATTACTCCGAATACTTTAAACAGTGAGGCTAGATCATGCCGATTGTTAAAATGCCTGATGGCACGCAGGTCAGTTTTCCTGACGATATGCCAGCGGATCAGATCAAAAGCATGATTGCTTCTAAGTTCCCCGACGCTGTGCCACAAGACGCTGCACCTATTGGCGGCGACCCGCGCAATGCTGACGGCACGTATGGTCAGCCACCCGAAGGCATGGTCATGAATCCTCAGACCGGCCAGATGGAAGACCTACGCAGCCCAATCAATCCGAATATTCCACAAGGTGGCGCAAACGCTCTCGGTATAGGCACAGGTCAAGGCCTTGGTCTGAATATGATGGATGAAGCAGCGGCGGCGCTCACGGTGCCTTTTGGCGGCGACTACGATTATAATCTGGGCCGTATGCGTGAAGCTGAACGCCGTGCAGCAGACGACCATCCCGCCGCGTATTATGGCGGTCAGGTGGGCGGCGCACTTGGTACAGGATTGGGCTTGGCCAAAGGTGGCGCATCGCTGACGAACGCAGCAATCAATTCAGGGGCTCGTTTGCCAACTGTTGCCGCTGCCTCCGGCCTTGAAGGTGCGGCTCTTGGTGCCGGGTATGGATTCGGTGCCGGAGAAGGCGGGGAGGGGCGGCTAGATCAGTCCGTCGATGGTGCAAAATGGGGTGGCGCAATTGGGGCTGCATTGCCTTTCGCTATCGCGGGAGCTTCGAAAGCATTTCAAAAAGCTCGGTCGCCATTCTTATCATCACCAGAACGAACGGCTGCAGTTCAGTATCTTGAAAGCGAAGGTGTACCACTTACAGCAGGGCAGAAGACCGGAAGCCGTGGGCTACGATATGCCGAAAGTGAAATTGGCGGCGCAAAAGCAGCGCAAATTATGGATGACCAAGGCCGTGCTTTCACTGACGCCGCAATGCGTCGAGCAGGGGGAAGTGGGCTGGCTGACGAAGATAACCTGCGCGCGCTTCAAACTCGGTTGTCCAAGGGGTTTGAGGGGATATCGAAGCGCAACAACATGACCGCCGATGGCGATCTATTGCGCGATATGCTCGGCACCCTTCAAGAATACAATAAGGTTCTACCATCAGAACAAAAGCAAATTTTCGGGAGCGTTGTTCAGGACATTGGAGAGCGCATCAAGGCCGGTGGAGGCACGATGAGCGGATCAGACTATCAATCTATTCGATCCCGCCTGACGAAAAGAGCATTTAATGCTCGCGGCTCTGACAATGAACTAGCAGACGCATATCGTGGTATCCGAAATGCCTTGGATAGTGCCATGGAGCGTTCGGTTTCGGGCGTTGATGCTGGAGTTTGGAAAGAACTTCGACGCCAGTACGGCAATTCAAAAGTTCTGATGAAAGCCGCCAAAGGTGGCGGAGAAGAAGCTGCGCTCGGCATCATCTCTCCAGCACGGCTTCGGATGGCTGCAGCTTCGGGCAACGGTGATGCTTACGTGCTGGGCAATTCCGACTTTTCGCAGCTGGCTAAGGCTGGTCAGGCTGCAATGACGCCTTTGCCTGACAGTGGAACAGCATCGCGCCTTGCTACTCGCGGCCTTATGAGCCTTCCTGCGGGGATGGGGGCTATTGCTGGCGGGGCAACTGGAGACATTATGACGGGCCTCGCAGGCGCGGCAGCAGGTGCAGCAGTGCCAAAATTAACAGGCGCAGCATTAATGTCTAAGCCTGTTCAGCGGTATCTCGCAAATCAGATTGCCCAAAGTCCGATGACAGCAGAGACGCGAAGCCTGTTCAATGCATTGTTTAATGCTCAAGGCGGCTTAACGGCGGGGCGTCTTGCTTCGCCATGATGCAGGTACCTCGCCGCCAGTCTTTTCCATTGCCCATGCGGCAAGGAAAAGGCCGGTAATAAGGCCCACAGCAATATTACCCCAGTCGTATCCGTCTCGGTACTGTAATATCCAGAAGAAAGCCACAAACGCAAAAATCGCCTTCCAAATCCACTGAGGAGAGCGCTTTTCGTTGGGGATATGATCAATTTGCATTTTGGCCTACTGATTTGCTGCTTGGCAATAATATGTGTCAGATGGGTACTTCTGCATATATAACTTAGCTAATTCACTACAAACATCGTAGTCGTCAAGGTATCCAAAAACTACTGCAACTTTGTCTGGTCCCGCTAATCCGGATTTGACCAAATAAAAATCGGGAGAAGTGCCTACTTTTCCTTTTGAGAATAGTTTCTCGATGTCTTTGACCTGATCTTCGTATTTCTTTTCACATGCTGAAATGGCTAATAGCCCGCACATTAGTATGAACTTATTCATCCCTGCCCCTATCTATCGCCGTCAACAGAATAGCCCAAGACATTACAACTTGAAAGCAGGCCGCTCCAAATGGAGCGGCTTTTTCTATGGAGAAAGCAATGGCAACCAACAAGCAGGCTTTCATTAACTCGATACTGCCTGCCGCCATTCAGTACGGGCAGCGGATAGGTGTTGATCCGCGCATTATCGTCGCGCAAGCAGCGCATGAAAGCGCTTGGGGAAGATCAGCTCCGGGTAATAACTATTTTGGCATAAAAAGTCACGGCAAGGACGGAGGTCAGACATTCACAACGCATGAGGTCATTAACGGACAGCGGGTGAAGATGAATGATAGCTTTCGCCGCTTTGACAGTCCTTCAGACAGTGTAGCTGGCTATGCCGACTTCCTCACAAGCAATAAGCGCTATCAGCCGATGCTGGCAGCACAAGGGCTAGATGCTCAGATCGACGCGCTAGGCCGGTCGGGTTATGCAACTGACCCCAATTACGCGGACCGCATCCGGTCAATCGCAAAAAACATACCGATAGGTTCGCAAGTTGCTGCTCAGGAAGCCGCGCCGCCACAATCGCCGGGAACGCCTGCACCTTCCTTTGGCGATCCTATTACGGTCGGTTCTAAGCCAGTCGCTCAGTCGGGCATTATGGGTGCGATGGCTCCGGCCACTCAACAGCAGCAACCCAGTTTTCTTGATGGCGTCTCTCAGATTGCGGACGGCAATTATCTCAACGGTGTGAGCCAGATGTTCGGCTCAATGTCAGCGGGTATTGGCCAGCAAACGCCTCAAGCGCCCGCTCCGATGCAGCTTGCTCCGGTTCAAGGGCCAACGGGCCAGCAGGCAACAGCACTCTCAAACTATGTTCAAGCACTCTTAGGAAAGAAGGTAGCGAATGGTTAGTCTCGGCGCAGGAATGCTGGGCGGCGCGGCAACGGGTGCCGCGTCTGGAGGCCTCGCAAGCGGCCTCACAAGCGGACTGGCAAGCGGTTCTATCAATGGTCTGACCGGGGTAGGCAACGCTCTACAGAGTGTACAAAGCATCGGGAAAATGTTGGGGGCAGGCGGTGGCGGAGGAGGTGCAGCAGCACCCGGCGCGCAGGGCCAGAGCGGTCAACCACAATACGGCAGCAACAACGGCGATGCCTTAGCGGGGTACGTCATGCAGCTTTTGAACCAAGGCAAAGGAGGTGTGCGTTGAGCAGTATCTACGATTGGTCGCTCCAAGCCGCTTCAAATGCCAACTCAGATGATAATATCAACTGGCAGGAAGGGCAGCCACCTTCGACAGTGAACAATTCCGCCCGTGCGATGATGCAGCGCGTGCGGGAACTGGTGTCCGACCTTGGAGCAATTGCAAAAACCGAAGGTACGGCGAATGTTCTGACATTTAACGCGAAAAGCCAGTTTGCAGCATATGCTGACGGCATTCGTGTTGTTGTGAGAGCTTCCAACACAAACACGGGTGCTGCGACACTGAACGTCAACTCCACTGGAGCGAAACCAGTATTCTCAGCTGGTTTTAACGGTGTTGTCGCCATTGCGGCAGGACAAATTCAAGCCGGAGGAATTTATGAGTTCATCTACATCTCTTCATTAAGCGATGGAGCAGGTGGTTGGATGTTGCTCAATCCCACGCTTACGCAAGTTATTGCATCGGGCATCGTATTCCAGGTTGCTGCGCCAATTGTTCCGGCTGGCTATCTTTATTGCAATGGGCAGGCTGTTTCGCGCAGTCAGTACGCCAACCTATTTAACGCTATCGGCGGCCGCTGGGGTGCGGGTGATGGCTCGACCACCTTCAACGTGCCTGATTTTCGCGGTGCTTTCTTGCGCGGATGGGATGACGGCCGTGGCTTAGACAGCGGTCGCGTGTTCGCGTCGTATCAGGACAGCGACAACAAGGACCATGGGCATACCGGCTGGACTGGTGGCGCAGGCGGTCACGATCATGAATTTTCGCTGTTTGGCATGAGTGACAGTGACCACGCCAACAACCCGACGCTAGGAGCCAACGGCACGTCACGCGTTTGGACACGACGGACTTCTTGGGTTGGCGATCATACTCATGCTGTCGGCATTGCGAACAGTGGTGGCACAGAGGCGCGCCCAAAAAACTACGCGCTGCATTACATCATAAAGGTTTAAAAGAATGGCAGAAAACCTCATTCTTCAAGCAGCTTCCGGCGTTGCAGATCCGGCTAAAATTCGTGTCGTGACCTACGCGAGCAATCGACTGGTTCATATGGCACTCGCGGATCTCGTTAAGCCCCTTACCGAAGAAATCGCTTTGCTGAAAACGAGAATTTCACAACTGGAGAGCAAATAATGGCTGTCCCCTATCACACGCATACTTTTGAAATCCCTGCAGCAACAAAAGAAGATGTTGTTGCGGGTGTTTCCGTGGATAAAGCAGTTGTTCCTGCTTCACTTGGAACAGCAGCTGTTCGCGGCATAGAAGACTTTGCAACGGCTGCGCAAGGAACGAGGGCAGATAGTGCCGTGCAGCCTTCGCGCACAATCTCTGCCGGAGCGGGTTTGACAGGCGGTGGAACACTGTCGGCCAATCTCACCTTTGCGCTTAATTCAACCTCTCTGAGTTCGCTGGCAAAAGCCGACACAGCTCTCCAACCTTCCCGGCAAGTCGTGGCAGGTCTTGGCATGGCAGGCGGTGGCACACTCAATACAGACATTACCTTGTCACTAAGCCCTGAAACGCAAAGCAGTCTCGGCCGTGCAGATAGTGCTGTGCAGCCGACAAGAAAGCTGACGCCTGGCATCGGATTGACGGGTGGTGGTGATTTGTCCGCAGATCGCACTGTAAGCCTTAATGCGGCATCACAGGCTTCATTGGCAAAAGCTGACAGTGCTGTGCAGCCGTCGCGCTCCATTATTGCGGGAACTGGTTTGACCGGCGGCGGGGCGCTGGGGTCAGATGTGACTGTGTCGCTCAATGCTTCTTCGCAGGCTTCCCTTGGCAAAGCTGATACATCCATTCAGGCTCCAGGCGGCGCTGCGGGTCAGGTTCTCGCCAAGAACAGCGCAACAGATAATGATGTTGCATGGCGAACAGTGGAGGGTGCAACCGCGGTTTCATACGGTCCGCAGACACTAACGGCCGCACAGAAGGCGCAGGGACGTTCGAACCTTGACGCACTCGGCACTGTCGACAAAGGCAAAGCTGACGGCGTCGCTTCTCTCGACGGTAGCGGCAAGGTTCCCACCGCACAGTTGCCCGCGATGAATTACCTTCCGCTAGCTGGCGGCACCCTAACCGGGCCGCTTCAACTTCGCGCGGCCGGGAATAAGGTTATTCGGTTCTTGCGCGAGGACAGCACGATTTCGTCGTCATTCTACGGGGGTCCCGATGCTTCCGGCGGCGTCACATTGGCAGTCAACAATGCGGACAATACCGCAACCTCGAACTTCGGGTTTAATATCGACGGGTCCTTTATAGCCCCCACTAGGATCGCGGCGGGTGCTTCGGGTGCCCTCGAAGGCAATGGTAACGTTTGGGGTTCTGTATGGGGTTCTAATCTTTATACATGGCTAACTGCTGACCCGGGAGTGAGAATTGGTGGTCGAGCTTTTCCACGTTTGGCAAATGGCAATGCTATTAACTTTAACTGGACCGGCACAGGCGGACAACCCGCATGGGTTTTTGGTGGTAGTGATCCGACTGCCTTGGCTGTTTATAATCCCGCTAATTGGTCCGTCAACTACGCTAACAGTGCAGGTAGCGCAGGTAACGCTAACACGGTTGGCGGATGGGACCTCAACGGCATTCTGAACCGTATTGAGGACCGCGCATACTGGCGCACTCAAGACTATTTGCTTGCCGAGACAATCCCGGTTGGTGGGTATGTCTTAGCTCGCGCTGGAGGCAATGAGACTATCAATACGGGTAACGACAGGAACGGTTCGCAACTGGCTTACTCCAATTCTTCCGCAAGTACCGGCGGGCCAATTGGGTATGGCTCTTGGCGAAATTGTTCGAGTTTGGTCACGCAAACAGCATCAGGCATATTCAAAAGGATTGGATAACATGAAAGTTCTCTCAGCAATTTGGGCGGATGCCGACAAAAAGGCGGTAGCTGGCGAGGCGCTTTTAGATGATGGAACGAAGTGGCCCTATTGCGTTCATGCCAATTATGACACCAAACTTGGGCGGGAGATTTGGGACCTCGTAAACAGTGATGAATTCGGGCAAGTCGACGATTACTCACCGCCGCCACCAGAGCCAGACCCTATCCCAGATGAAATCAGCCGCCGCCAGTTCTTCCAGTATCTAGCTGCTCTTGAAATCATTACGCGACAAGAGGCATTAGCAGCGCTTCAAACAGGGGCAATTCCTACGCCTTTGCAAGCGATCATCGAACAACTTCCTACCGAGGATGATCGTTTCGAAGCGCAGATGTTCATTGTTGGTGCGCAGAACTTCAATCGTCTGCATCCGTTAAGCGAGACGGTTCGCCTGTCGTTAGAATGGACGGTCGAACAGAAAGACGACTTCTGGCGAGAAGCTTCAAAGCTTTAAGCCTTCTCGACAACCTGACCGACCGCACCGCCCTTGAGGCGGTTTTTTCATGCCGAAAGAACCCCCTGCGCATCTCCCAACGAGCAGGGGGTCGCACAAGCCTCCAGTCGCGTTAGATTGTTGGCTTGCGCTAGATAGGATTACACCCGGCTTATGGCAAAGAAAACCCCGGCAGACGGTAGGTCAAATCCGGGGCAGCGCACCGGATGACGAGCGGGGGGCTTGGGTTCGGTGCGCATTAAAAAAGATAGCGGATTATCAAAATAAGTGAACCCGCTCTGTCGTAACAATATCTTAAAAGAGGAAACACAATGACACGACGCATCAACGCGGCGGGGCTTTCGCTCATCAAGCAGTGGGAAGGCCTCAAGACAACGGCTTATAAAGATGTCGCTGGAATACTGACGATTGGCTACGGCCATACGTCAGCAGCTGGCGCTCCAAAAGTAACGCTGGGTATGGCAATTGGCGATAAAGAAGCTGAACGCATCCTGCAGAACGATCTTGCAAAGTTTGAAGCGAGGGTTGAGCGACTGGTGAAAGTGCCACTCACTGACAATCAGTTCGCTGTGCTTGTTTCATTCGACTTCAACACCGGCGCGCTTCATAAGTCGACGCTGCTTAAAAAGCTGAATAAGGGCGACTACGATGCAGTGCCTGGTGAACTTGCCAAGTGGGTAAACGCTGGCGGTAGGAAAGTGCAGGGCCTTGTCAACCGACGCGCTGCCGAAGCGGGATTGTGGGCAAAAGGTGCGTTCGTATCCTCGAATACTGTCACGGCCAGCACAAAGGCAAACAAAACCGATGTGGCAACGATTGGTGGCGCGGGTGCTATCGGTGTCGGCAGCTCAGTCGGACCGATCCTTCCAGATATCACTCAGGCAATCGTTGACCAGCAAGACAGCCTCACAAGCGGCCAGTGGGCGCGCATTATAGTTGGTGGTATCGTGCTGGCTCTCACGCTGTGGGGCATCTACCGGAAGATCAAATCATGATCTGGGCCTTAATCCCCAATTGGTTGAAATATTCGATAGCTGCCCTCTTGGCGGCTTTTTTGTTGCTGGCTGCTGGGTACTTGGCTGGGAAACGTGATGGCCGGTCCAGTGTCGAAACCAAAATCGAAAGACAGAACAATGAAGCTACTGACAAAGCCCTTGGCGCTGTGCTCGATTATGATCAGTGCGTCGATGCTGGCGGGATGTGGACATTCAGGACCGGCAAATGTGAGCGGCGTCCGTAGTGTGCTTGGCACCGACCTGATGGGCGCTCGTGGCGCAACTGATGCGGATCAACGAAAGATCGATCGCACAATCGTGCGCGGCTGTGCCGGTGGCGTCTGGTCAAAGGACGAATGCGCAAAGCATGATGAGAAGTGAGGGGGATGCCGGTGACGACTGAAGCGGGACAGGACCGGGCTATTGGCCGCGTTGAGGGCAAGCTTGACCAAATCATAAAGGATATGGACCGGGCGCGGGATGATCGAAAGCAGCAGTACGAGAAGCAGGAAAAGACCGATCGGACATTAGATGAGGTAATGCGCAAGCTTCAGAGTGTGGACAACCGGCTTGAGAAGGTCGAGGAGCCAGTCGCAGACTTCAACCGATGGCGAGAACGCGGCGTTGGCGCAATCATGCTCGTTTCATTCGTCGCAGCATCACTCGGTGGCTTGCTGGTGACGTTCGGGAAAAAGATTTGGGCGGCTATCGTCGGATAAATCAAGTTTGCAAATATTTGCAAAACCGACTTATCGAAAAGTATTCCGACTCTCTTCTGACATAGAACCGCGTGATTATCGTTCAAACCTGTGCTAGATACGAAAAAGCCGCCCCAAGTTGGTGCGGCACATTGTCTAATATGTATATTTTAATATTCTCTTCGCCGTCTAGAAGGAGTTGTCAAAGTAGAAGACGACGACTTCGTACCATGTTTTGTAGAAAAAGTCAAGCGGTCTAGACCGAAAATCGCTGTTGACACGAGGTAAATTTACCCCAATTAAGCGGTAGTTAAACGAAATTTGGTAATGATTGCAAACGCTCAAAGAAAGGATGCTGCAATGAATTTTGTCCAGTACTTCCTCGTTTGGTGGAATAAGCAAGCATCCAAGAACGGCAAGACCAAGTTCCGCAACCAAAAGGAAGCGGCAGAGTTTATCCGTCAAGTTCAGAACCGGACCGGGGGGCCGAATGCCAAGCTTATTGCCATGCGGGAGCGTTACGTAGAAGCTCATGCAGGCAAGAGGGGGCAAGACGCCGCCGCTGGATCTTTCCGCGGTTGAGGTTAGGAAATTTTCGTCGGACTCGGTAGTCAATAAATTTGACAGCGGTAAGCGACCGATCGATCAATTTCTTAAAAACAAAGCAAAAAAATATGTGCGTCGATATGAGTGTATGGTTTACTGCGCTCATATCGCTGCTTCTCACAACGTTATTGGCTTCTATAGCCTATGCGTTGGATCGGATGCTGTTTCCGATATGATGAGAAACAACAGTTCTTATGTGCAAAATCGCGCATCGTTTCCATCTATCCACATTCACTTCCTCGGTGTAGATCAGCAGTACCAAAGACAAGGACTTGGCTCGTTCTTGCTTATGGATGCTTTTGAAAAAGTCAGAGCTATAGCTGGCTATGCGGGCCTTTACGCATTGACGTTGCAGTCAATAGACAAGAATTCTACTGCGTTCTATGAAGCGCTTGATTTCGCGATATACACCGACGATGAACATCAGCCGAAAATGCTATATCCTATTCGGAACATTATTTCTCTCGTTGATGGCGATCCGATAGAGGACGAGGATCCAACGGATTAATGATTGTAATATGCGCTTTGTCATGGAGATATTGCACAGGATAGAAGCGGCGAAGAAGAAGGGGCTTTAGATCACTCCTCCGGGTCCGTTCCCGCATATCCCATTGCCAAACCCGCCGCGACGGTCTTGATGGCATTGGCCGTTTCTATTTCACGCCAGCCCGCCGCCTTAGCGTCTGCGATCAGGTCGGGAACGCCGGGTGTTGATTTACCGGCAAGAGCTGCGGCGGCATCTGCCTCAGACGTGCCTGACAAAACGGCCTGCTCAATAAGATCTGCAATGCCTTGTGCTACAGCCTCTTGGCAATCCACATCTCGGTCTGGATAGAAGCCCGCTTGTTTTGGTCCTAGCATGTAATCCTCCTGCTCAAGGAGAAACGTGCCAAACGTCTAAAGGCTCCTAAAATAGTGAAGGCTGATCTTCGTTATCATTGCTTAGCGTCAGGTCGATCAAGTCAGCATCTGGCAAAGGCTTCTGCATTTCCTTGGCTTCGTCCCATGGAGCGCGTAACCAGGTATCGATTTCCTCGGTCGTGCGCAGAATGACCGGCATTGCCTTCGGATGAACTGGCTTCACCACGGCGTTGGGCTCGGTGGTGAGGAAGGCAAAGATATCGACCTCGACAGGCCCTTCTTTCTTCTTCCGCACACCTTTCCATGTCGTCCAGATACCGGCGAACGCGAAGAGCGGCTTTTCCTCGTTCAGAGCGAACCAGTGGAGCGGCTTACGCTTTGTTTTCGGATCGGGCGTTTGACCGTATTCTGAAAATGAAGTCGCAGGAACGACGCAACGGCTTTCAACGCCTTGCCATCGCCGCCAATGGGGAGAGGTGAGGTTGCGAATGTTCGTGACGCCTGAGTCGGCCTCACCCTTCACGTACATCGGAGGCGTCGGCATGCCCCAGCGAAGATGTGCCAGCTCACGCTCGCCGTCAGCGAGATTGCGCAGAACGGGCGCTGGATAATCTGGATACACGTCAAGCTGCGGATCAACACGGTTCGTCACGTCACCGAACTTGGGGAACAGACGGCGCATGGCCTCATGATTGGTCGTGATGTTGTATAGATTGCACAT